CCATTTAAAACCCCCGTTTGTAACCGCCGTATCAACATAGGTAGTACCAACTGGAGCAGTAACTTTTCCGTTAGGCATACCAGTCCCGTGGATTTCGTATTCGTTGACTTGTCCAGTATTGCCACTTGTCGCCGGTTGGCTTGGTAGCACGACACTTCCCCCACCTTCTGAAAGAATGAGCGTGTTTCCGGATAAGGTCAGCTTTTGAGGAATGCCTACACCGTCACGGCCATTTTCACCTTTAGGACCAACAGCACCTTGAGGACCGACTGGACCAGCAGGCCCTTGTTCTCCTTTTAGACCTTGAGGGCCAATAGGTCCGATGTCTCCTTTAGGTCCAGGCTCTCCATCTCGTCCACGTTCACCTTGGATACCTTGCAATCCTTGTGGCCCTTGTAAACCGTCTGCACCTCGTTCCCCTTGTGGACCACGTTCACCAGTTTCTCCCTTTGGTCCAGGATCCCCTGTTTCTCCCTTGTCCCCTTTTGGCCCAGGAGTCAGAGAGATTGTTTGCAGTTCTTCCTTGGTAGCAAAGTTGCTTGTGTCGATGTTAGGCTTATTCTCTAAAGCTGATACACGCTGTTTTAAGGCACTATCATCATAGATGGTATCTTTATCCGTCCTTGTCTTTAAAGCTTCGATATCGGCTGAAATATGGCTTATTTCACTACGAATATTGCTGTCGTCATAAGTTCCGCCTTGCTCTTTGATTTTGGCAAAGAGTTCGTCCAATTCTGCCTTAGTAACAACATCCTTAACGTTAACAATTCGCCCTGATTCACGTTCAATGAGAGGTGTTTTAACTGCTTTGTCAATTTCGCTCACATGGACATTAAACATAAAGCTATAAACATCTGCTGACTGCTCTACTTTTTCAAAGTAAATATAACCAATAACAGCTTCATCTGCAGTGATCAATGATGTGTCAAATTGAACCGTAAACGAATTGCCTTCGATTGTTGCTTCTACTTCCTGGTATCGTTTAGTACATTTGAAGTAGAACAAGCAGATAACCTTAGTAGCAGTCAACTCATCTAGTGTAAACTTGAATTCAGCGATACCTTTATCTTTGCTGTAAAATTCTTGATAGAGCCTATCTACATCTCTATTATTGGGTGAAATAGTTAATTTCTTTTCAATAACCTTCTTCAAGCGCTACCTCCTTTCTTTTTAAAAAGAAAGAGAACCCTTTTGGGTTCTCTGATTAATTAGTCTTCGCTTGGTTCGTGATATTCAAGCGCTCTGTCGCTATCTGTGATACCAGCAGTCGTAGGGTCAGTAACCACTCCCAAAAGAACCAAGATATAAACAAATGTATTCACTCCGTTTTGAATATTTTGTGGGATTTCAAATCCGAATTGTTGAGACATCAAAAAGATTGCTCCCAAAAGTGCGATAAGTGTGACTTTATTTTGTAAGCGTAATTTCCAGTTAATTTTATTCATCATCATTCTCCTCTTTGATTTCTAGCTTGAGAAATTTCTCAAACAATATTTTAATAGCACCGTTTCCGCCCAATTCAACGTAGCTTTCATAAAGTCGTGAAAGTTCTTCGATTTCATGCTGACTTGTCTTTCCACGGCGTATTGCTTTTTTTAGGTTTTCTTGTAATCGAAAACGTTGCAACCGTTGCAAGCCTTTTCCGATAATCGTCAAGTTTCGTTGGTTATCTTTCCCGATTTCTTCCACGCTTGAGACTGACTTCTCGAGGGTATCTATCTTATTAGATAGACCCTCAAGGCGTTTGTCAGCTTCTTTAGAAGTTTTTGTACTCTTGAATGAAAAATAACTTGGAATGATAACGACTAAGACGGGCGTAAGCTTATCTATTAAAGTTAGAAAGTCCAATCTAACCACCCTCTTTCTAATTTGGCAGCTTATTGGACAGGTTGTGTTTCTAGTTCGGATTTAGGCGCTTGCCATTTCCAAACCGCAAGGATGCCATTTTGAGATGGTGAGCCTTCTAGTTGTTGAAGTGTTTCTCCTTGATAGATAAATTGTTGGTTAGTTTGAATAAGGATGCGTTTCCCTTCACCATTAAGTTCAACATGTTCAGGATCTTCAATAGCAAACATTGAGCCAGGAGTATAGCTCTCACCAGTTTTTACAAGTGGAAAGAGTTCTACGAGTTCCTTATATGTCGTACCATAAGCGATTTTCTCACCCATAATCGAATCTTGAGCCATAACACGAACTACCTTATTGATTTTCTCAGTGATTTCAAGTAGTTGGTTCTGTTTGGTTTCAGTTTGAGTGAGCTTCTGTTCAGCTTGCTCGATTTTAGATTGAGCTTGAACGATTGCTGAACCTGGATCTAGCTCAGCTTTAACAATATCCAATACCGCTTGAATAAGCACATCATCTTGGTCTTGTGTACGGTCTCCCACAAGCTCACGTTGATTGGTGCTGTAACGGTTGCCATCTTGTAAACGAATTTCTACAACTGTTGTGATTTTGTCCCCAAAACCACGAATGTAAGGTTTAGTTGCTAGTGTGTAGTTGTTAATTGCCATTTGCCATTTGTCCTTTCACTTGTTCAAATTTAACTTTAAGTTCTTCATCTGATTCGATGATTTTATTGATTTGTTCGAGTTCTAAAGCCGTAGTTGTGTATAGAGCTTCAAATGTTGCTGATTTAGTAGCTTCTTGACTTAATTTCTCTGATAGAGAATTTACTACTAAACGACTGATTTGTTCATTCATGTTGTTTTTTCTAACCTTTCAACTTTTTGATTTAATTCTTGAATAGCCTTAATGAGATAAGGTACGAGCTCAAATGTGCGATATGAATAAGCACCGTCTGGATTTTCATAAAATGCTTCTGGTACATATTTCTGGACATCTTGAGCCATGATACCGCAGGAGATATCTTCAATTTTACCGTCGTATTCTTTGCGATAAGAATATGTTTTTAGATTTTCAATTACATCAAGTGCTGAAACCTTACTATCCTGGATGTTTGTTTTGTATCTGCGGTCTGAGATTTCTTTATTAAGAGGTATCCAATCCGTTTGCTCTTCGTTGAATCCATAAAAATATAGATAACCTTTAGATTTGTCAATTTTTTTGAAAGCAGGAGAATACATCCAATATCCACCTGTTTTATCTTCGTCATTGACATAGTAGATATTTCCCCCTACTCGGAGATTTCCATGAATGACAGGCGTATTCCAAAAATGAGCTGTATTCTTACAGTTCATTTCTCCAGAGTTAGTCACAAACCATGCGTTGTCGCCAGCTTTGCTCCAGTCGTTACCCCAGTTCACCCACAAACACGATTGATTCGCTTTCCAACCGCCATCTGACATACCGACTCGAAAACTATTAGCACCAGTTATCCAAAAGGTCGATGGGTCTTTATCGTGAGTACCGATTTGAAATCCTCCGATTTTCCCCTTGTACCCTTCAAGTAAGGTCGCAGTAACCACTACTGACCTTAATTTGTTGATAAAGGCAGTTTTAGCAGCAAGCGTTTCCGTGAATACATCACTAGCTACAAGCTTCTTCGCTAAAGCAGTATCAAATATCAGCTTGTCTGCTGCAATCGAATTCGAGCGAATGATATCAGTGTTCAGAGTTCCTATTCTGGCATCTCCTACGAACAATCGCTTAAAATAACCATCAATAGCTGTGATTTCATCTAGAAGCGTTCTACCCTTGAGTCGAATTTTAGCAGCTTCAATCAGAATATTATTGCTATTAAGATTGATTTGTGAAGCAATGGCACCAGCGTTGGTCAATGTTTGGATAGCGTACGAATCAAAGAGTTGTGACACCTTTGTTTGTGTTACAATGTCTTGTGCCGATGTATCATCCTTAAATTCATTAGGAGGTGTTTCACCACGAATAAGCGATACCTTACCAATTGCGATTTGTCCGTTCTTCATCAACCAAATTTCTAGAGGGAATTCTCTTCCTTTAGTCGATGATTTACTGACGGTCATTGTACCTGTGATGATTTGCGTGCCAGTTTTTGTAAAGGTAACGCTATCAGATGCAAGTCCACCATCAGAGGCCCATAGTTCAATTCCTAGAGGTGCATCTGGTAATACATCCACCCAAACTTCCATACGATAGCTGAGTTTCTCACCTTGACTAAAACTAGAGGTAGTAAGAGGTAATGCGAATCCGTGATAGACTGCTTGAGTCTTACCAGTATTTGTAATCCGTAGCAACTTAGTGCCAGCTTGAACCTCAATGACATTCGCTTCAGCTTGCTTTTTGCCCCACTTACTGAAATTAGTAGGGTCAAACACAAGGTTATAACTACTTTCAGTGAGTTTTTTAACTTCCGTCTGAAAAATTTGACTAGACATAACAAGCCTTGAAGCGTTATCTACCACACCTTGCTCAGTCGTTCCCAAAATCCTCTCATATAGCTGACTTGTCTCTTTTACACGCTGGAAATCACTCTGGTCAACTTTACTATTTATTTGACTAGAAATCGTAGCAAAACGACCATCTGAGGTTTCTTTGTATTCAGCTAACTTTTGTGTGACTTGTGTTCGTGTAGCTTCAACGTTTCGGTAGGCTTCGTCAAATTGACTAGGTTTAAAGCTACCAGTTCTTGGGCCTTTCACAAGCATAGGCTCTTTTACTTCTACCCAGCCATTCTTAACTAGATAGAAATAAACTGGAAAGTTCCCTACTTGGTCAAAATCCAAATCCTCAGACATTTTAAACGTACCTTGGAATTCTTGCCAGTCACTAGAAATAGGTGTTTGAGCGTTTGCTATGATTTTCTGTAAAACAGTTTTGTTTTTACTGTGATTTTTAATAACTACGCAAAACTCATGGTCTAATTGTTGTCTAATTTTATATTTAAAACCTAGCGTGTACACTTCGCCTTTTAAGATTTTTGGTACATAAATAGGTAACGTGAACCCGCCCCAATTATAACCAGTCAATCCTTGAGCGTTGATAGTGAATATACCGTTTTGAGGTTCAATAATTAAACCATTTTTACGATTGACAATAGTGTTTTTATCAAGCGTTTCAGAATTGACAATCAAGTTATTATCAGATACTACCAAGTCATTAACTTCAGTTTGGAATTTCGGGTCGCTCATAACTAAGCGTGAAGCATTCCTAGAAATGTCACTCTCTGAACTACCAAAAGTTCGTTCATAGAGTTGAGCAGTTTCTTTGACACGTTGGAAGTCTGTTTGATTGGCCTTCCCAGCCATTTGACTAACAATATTAGCAAATCTTCCTTCCGTGTCTTGCTTGTATTCAGTAAGTTTATCTTCTTGCCTGTTAACTCTAGCAGCCATTGAAGCAAATGTGATTTGATTTTCACTAGCGATATGCTTTGCTTCATCTGCTAGTTCATATCCTGCTCTTACTTTGGTAAGTGCCTCTTCTGCTTTTTTCTTTGCTTCGTCGAATCCTTCTGGACTAAACTCGTGAAATCGTCTGTCGATTTCATCGGACAAAGCCTTCTTATTCTCCTCAGCCTTAGCCTTTGCGAGCTCGATTTGGTCATTGAAGTCCTTTTTGATTTGGTCAACCTTGGCATCGAACCCTTTATCAGCTTCTTCAATTTGGTTTTGAAGTTGTTTCTCAAATTCGCTAAATTGCTCGATTTTTTTAGTAATGGTACCAGCGTATGAATACTGTGTATCATTTCCAGCCTTGCTATCAGCACTAATGCGACTGCGAAGTCCACCTTTAAAGTTGAAAGATTGGCTCAAAACTGGAGCTTTGAACGTTTCGCCCTTGTTCGTTTTGATTGTTACCCATTGACCAACATCAAGAAGAAGATGTCCTTGATAATTCAGACTAAACGGATAGTACCTGATATCCTTGATTTTGTGATAAAGGTTATCCAAAATCGATTGAGTCATAAACGGATTTTCAATCTCAAGCGAACGACCTGTACGAGTTCCGACAGTCAGACCTTCTTTATCTTTCTTACAAGTGATACCAGCAATCTGATATTCAACTTCACTCCTTGTCAATCCGTGTAAGAAATAATTATCTGCGGTAATCACGATACCCGAGTCGGTTAACTCTTTGATTTCAAGTTTCCCTTCTCGATTAAAGAAACAAGACATTCCGAGCATTTGAGTAGCTAGACCCAATATATCTCTGAATGTCTTGTTTTTATCTTTAGGTTTCGTCTCAATTGCATAGTTCATGGATGTGATATCCATGTTTTCATTTGCCAATTCTACGCCAGTTTTTAGACAGATTTCTTTGACAACTTGTCTAATCTCCGCTGGGAATGTTAAATCTGTGACATACTCACGGTTTAATTTGAACATCCCGTCCATGAGATCTAGTGTAGTCGCGTTACGATTTCGGTCGATTTCAATATCATTGATGAAGTATTCCCCCATCTTCACCCATTCATAGGTTCCATCGACCAAAAGACCGATTTCAGGGTAAATCTTATCTAGCTTATTGAATGTCGTGATAATACTTGTAAAAGTAATCTTACCGCTACCCGCACACGTTCCGCCAGGCTTATAAGTATCGCCTTTGATGTAGCCATAATCAAAACTAGCTTCTTTGATGTCGCTCGATTGGTAGGTCCCAACTCTGATAGCAAGGGTACGGTTTTTAGCAAACATAGCTTCATTGAATTTCTGTCGTCTGAATATATCCATGTTCTACCTACCTTTCTATCAAATTGAATTTAGCACCCGACCACGGTTTAAATTTTTCAGTAAATGAATAGCTTGGAGCCGTTCTGTCTCCGACATAAAAAGTCTTTGTGGTTTGTCCTGACAACGGGTCAGGATAGGACACTGTGAAAAATTCAGGTGATACGGCATTTAAAAGCTGACTCATTTCTCCTTGTGTTAACATGCCCCACTCACAATCTAATTTACGTTTAACCGTGATACGGTCACGCACCATGTCTCCGTTAGCGTTACGCCCTGTTTCTCCATCGATATCCTGGATGCCCACTTGAAAAGATTTGGGAGGCTTAACAGCCACCCCATTGATTATCAATTGTGCCATTTTACCTCCCTTTAAATGTTAAGCAAGACTTGTCCTGCACGTTCTTGTTCTTTATTTATTTCTTGAATAGCTACACGTCCGAATTCATGACCGCCAATCTGAATCACGATGTCACCAGACGGTAATGAATAGCCCGTAGGTGCATTGTTAACAGGCATTCTTTCAGCCAATTTTTGAGCCAATATAGAAATCCAACCTGTATTCCGTTCAAGAGGCATTACTGCTTCCTGACCAGCTTCTCCGACCCCGATAATGCTAGGAGAGTTGAATACACCACCTCGTGCATACCAATCTACAGAGAATGATGGAATTCTTGGTGGCATCAAGCTAAAGCTACCAGATATATTAAAGTGAGGGAGCTTGATTTTTGGTAAGCTCCAATCAAAATTAAAGAAGCTTTTTAGTCTATCAATGCCACTTTTAACAATACTCTTAGCATTTTCCATGGCATCATTAAACAGATTTCTAAACCAATTTGGAATTTCTCTCAAAGCGTTTTGAATGTCGTTCCATCTATCACTGAACCAAGAGCCGACATTCTCAAAAGTTGAATTCACGTTATCTCTACCAGATTGGAATTTCTCTCCAAGCCAAGTGTTCGCTTCAGAAAGTGCATCTTTTGATTCGTTCCAACGGTCACCAAACCATGAGCCTAACTTGCCAAATGCATTGCTAATTGTATCCCAACCTTGTTGGAATTTATCGCCTAACCAAGTATTCACATCTGAAAGGGCATTGGTAACATCTGACCATCTATCGCCAAACCATGAACCTAGATCACCGAAGATATTAACGATAGCGTCCCAAGCACCTTGGAACGTAGTCCCGAACCAGTCTCCAGCACCACCTAGGATGTTGGTAATTCCATCCCATGCACTCTGGAAAGTTGAAATAATTGTATTCCAGATGTTCGTCAAAATGTTAATAATTAAGTTCAATAACGACTTGAAGATAGCTACAACGATTTCAAGCACACCGTTAAAGATACTAGAGAAACCTTCAGTGATTTTGCTCATATCTCCATCGATGATACCCGTTATCACGTCGATGATACCTTTAATGATATCAATGACACCAGATATAATGTCTGAAAGTGTATCAAAGAATGTCTTTAATTCATCCCCAACACGCTTAATTGAAGGTGCTAACTCATTAATAATTTTCTCGATAATGAAAGTAATTAAAGGTTCAAGTTTGTCGTACACGACTCCAATCAAGTCAGCAATACTGCCTAGTAAATCTAGGAACTTCTCAACAGCTGGACCTATATGATTTTCAATCGTATCTGCAAACCCTGCACCTATTTCTTCCAAAATCGGCTGGATTTTTTCATCCCAAACGGTCGTGAACGTTTTGACGATAGATGATAATGAATCTCCAGCTTTGTCAATTAACGGCTTAATATGCTCGTCATAGACTTTATTAGCTTTTTCAAAGATGGACTTCATAGTGCTGGCTAGAGCTTCGACAACTGGCTCGGCAGCTTTGAGCAAACTAGTAAACATTTCTGTAATGTTTCCTTGGTTGCCCGTGATTACTTTCTCAATCTGTTTTACAACATCTCTGGTACTTTTAGATACAAGCTCAGTAACGCCCATAAATGCGTATGTGAACGCAGAGATAAGCCCTGCCCCGATATTTGTAGCAGGTTCACTAGTTATCGTGTCGTAGAAGATTTGACCGATGCTTTGCGCAATATTCCCAATACTAGCAATCGTATCGCCATTAATATCAAACATACGAATGAGCCATGACTTAATATCCCACTTGGTGTCATTTAAAGATTTATTCAGACTTTCAGCAAGAAATACCGCAATACCCATGATGACATTAGCTATCGCTCCAGCCGTCTGACCAAGCGCAAAGGCTAACTTCTCCCCGAAACGAGCTGCAGCTTGCAAGACCGTTCCGTCTTCAAAAATATCTTTGATAGATTGCCAGATACCACTCAAGGCGTTCTTCAGTCTTTCAAGGCTATCCCATCTAAACGATAGTGAAAAACCTTTTTTAAATAAATCCCAAAGTTTCGCTAAATAATCAAATAAACCTTTTAGCTTATCTCCAAGGCCATCAAAGATGCTCTTGAACTGGTTATCCATGTCGGTTAGAGCTACTTCTGGCAATATATCTTTGAAAGGTCCGCCACCGCCTCCCTTTCCTTTCTTGCCTTTACCTCCACCGCCACCACCTTTGCCTTTGCCAGCGCCGTCGTCATCGTCAGGGTCGTCTTTTTTGTTTAAAAGGTTGATCTCGTCAAATCCCATTAAACCTAGTAATTCTTTAACAGCTTTCTTGGCTGATTTGGCAGTGTCGTCCAAGTTATCAGCAATGCCACCTGAAGCATCGTCTGCATCATCCATGGCATCAGCAAGGTCACCAGCTCCGCCTGCTGCGTCTTTTAAAGCATCGCCAGCGCTACTTGCTGCACTAGCTACACCGCTATCTTTAACGCTCGCTTTCTTGTTAAATAGCAAGGCGATAAACTCTGCTAATTTGCCAGTAACATTTTTCAATACCATAGCAAACGAGTTCAGAATAGGCATGATAGCATTGATAATCGGTAAGAAAGCATTACCGATATTAAGAGCTGAGTCTTTCAGCAATGATTTAAACAAGCTAATGCGCCCGTTTACTGATTGTGACAAGGTCGTGCCATACTTAGCCGTAGCTTGTTCTAGGATGGCCATTAAACGAATTTGTTGTTGTGTTTGGTAGTCTAACTGGTTCCAGCTTTGACCATTTGCAAATCGTTTAAAGGCTTCAGTGGACTGGATCATAGCCACATTGACGTTAATACCTAAATCCTCAATTGCTTCCGTGTTACCTAGTAAACCTGAACGAATACGTTCCATAACATCGGTAATACTACGCCCTGAACCTTCAGCAACAACTGCGGATGTCTGCAACATTTTAGCAGTATAGGCACTCAATTTGTTTGTATCTTTGATAAATCCAGAAAATAGGTTGGAATAGACTGCTCCATAGTTAGTAGCCTCACCCACCCCCATATTCATAGCGTTTGCGTTATCGTTAACCCATTTTAAGAAAGATTGCGAACTCTCGCCCATCTGTCGCTTGATTTGGTTCATGGACGCTGATACTTCAAGAGCTGTCTCCGCTGAATACATACCAACATCAAGCAATTTCTTACCAAGATAGGCAAAGCCTGCGAACTTGGCTAACTTACCAAACGCACTACCAATAGAGTTCGACTGTTCACGAACTTTAGCAGTAGCATTCTTTACTTGGTCAGATGTCCCTTTGACCTGATTTTCTACTTCTTTCATCTTCTTCTTGAAAGGTGCTATTTCAGCGTCAATCATGACTTTTAATTCATCAAGAGTTGCCATTTACTCCCTCCTTCCTTTTGCGATTATGCCTTTCTGCAAATTCACGCATCCGTTCCTTATGCAACAAAAACGCTTGTCTCTGTCGTTCCTGTTCTACCGCTTGTTGTTCTTCTACAAATAACTCAGGCGCATATTCCCAAAACTCAAAGACCTTTGCATCTTTGGATAACAATAAGGAAATGTGGTTGGATATCATCTGAGAAAGTCTATAAGAGTCTATAATCTTCTCTTTACGCTCTTGTTTTTTGACACGGTTGTAACTTTCAATCATTTCTCTGATTTCAAGTACCGTCAAATCCCAAAAAACGAGAGGCTCCCCCCCGATGTCTAAAAACATAGGATAAAGCCTCTCAATAATTTGCGTTACCGTTAAGATTACTCGACTACTGTCATTTTCTTCTTGGAAGTTTTCTTGCCCTTGCTTCCTCGTGGAGTAAAACCCGACACTTCAAATAGTGGCATTAAAACCTCTGTCATGAATGTCGTTTGGTCTCCACCGTTATCCACGTATTCATCGTACAAATCATAAACATCCTCAATAGAATACCCATTCTCATATTTTTGCAATGCTCCGTGAACTAACAACAGCATAACTTTTAAAGGTGGCAAAGTGAACTCTTCGCCAGCCTCAGGCATGAAGATTTTCAATAGGTTCATACCAATTTTTTCTTCAACTTTTGTTGCTTGATGAGATGAAAGTCGTAGTTTCAACTCTTTCTCATCGTTAATCTTCCAAGTTGTGTAAGGTAACGCCATTTAATTAGCCTCCAATTCCGTCTGTGAATTCAAGTTCAGATTGCAATGCAATCTTAAGAGTAAACTCAATAACAGAGTTCACACCGCCACCGCCAAGTTTGACAGATACCTGTCCTTCAAATTTAACCTTTGTTTGGTCTGGGTATGTTTGTTCAAAGAAGAGTTTTGTCTTGTTGTCTGCTGCGTTACGCAAAACACGATAAGGAGCATTTGCCCCGTCGTTTTTGTAAGCGAACTTGTACTCAAGTTCCCCAGCGTCACCAATACCGAACTCATATTTTTTAACCTTGTCTTCAAGGGTGGTATTTTCAACCTTTTCAGGTTCAATACCGAATTCAGGTACTTCCTTGAGTCCTGCAAGTTTGGTATAAGTTCCTTTAGCTGTCCCGTAAGAAAGCGTAATTCCGTTTGCTAACATGTATTAATTCTCCATTCTATATTGATAAACAAGTTCAGAGTCAAGGTCAACAATACCTTCAAATCTCATCAATTTATGCCTCAAATGAGAGGGGTCAGGAATATCTTGACTTTCAATCCTACGCAAACCTAATGAGGTAAAAATCTCATTGATTTTAACTGCGAGGTCGCTAGTGCTGTCATTGTCAAAAATATCGACCTTATAGCGAATTGATGTTTTTTGTTCTTTATCATCGAACCAATCACCTGGTTTGTTTTGTTCTTCTAAAAAAATAACGACTGGGAAAGTCTCCCAATCGCTTGGATAAGTGTCGGTCACATTATCTGCGACTTTCTGCAATTCTTTGTAAATTACGGGTTTAATATTAATCATTATATCTGTTCCTTCAACTTTCTACTAACGTAATTAGAGATGTTGTTTGATACACGTTCCTGGTTATCCTTCAAGGCAGGGTACAAGTAAGGTTGTGCAGGTTGTCCATACATTTTGTAGAACTCGCCCACTTTTTGAAAATGGTAAGGCCCTACGTTAATTTGGTCTTCGTGCACGAACCACGGGCTAGAGCGATAAGACACACTCACATCTGGAGATATGCCAGAATGACTAGCCTGTCCTTTCGGGCCTGTTCCAAGCTCGACATAAGCGCCATGGTCTGAGTTCGTGAATACTTCTCCGATTACTCGGTCACCTTCCATCTTAACCCTTACTTTAATACTATTTCTCAGTTCGCCCTCATTTGCTGGCGCTCTGAGTTTAGCTTCTGCTTGGACTATGTTTTTACACGCATTCAAAACCGCACGTCTGACAATATCATCGCCAACTTGTTTACTTGCTAGTTTACGGCATTTAGCTATGAGTCTATCTGCCCCTAGAAGCTCTGACACGTTCTAACTCCAAGACTTGATGTTGGCTATACACTTTCTTCGAGATAACCCGATGTGTGACTTCTGTCTCGCTATCGATACAGACACCATCTTTCACATTGATATCTGCATCTTTGCTCGCATTCGCATTCAGGATATCATTCAAGCGTTCACCATAGATTTCAGATTGTAGGTTACTACTAGCTGGCCACAATTCCAAGCGTACCCCTTCAACCTCGTCCGTGTATCCTTCTTTAGCAATTCCCTCATCTGTCACGGTCTTCTTGAACCGCTTCATAGGATAGAGCTTAAGTCTACTATTTTTCAAAAACATGACCTGCCACCCTTGCTAATCGATGCATCCGAATACGCTGTAAAACGCCCGTAGACAGTCCGTTTTCTCCGTAGGTTACAGATATACCACCTTCACTCCTAGACTGTTCTCCTTCACTTCCTGAGCGGTTGTAGAGCTCAATTACAAGTTCAGGGATAAGTCTTTCAAGCGCGGGTGTTAGATTGTCCCGATTGGTTTCTGATAAAATGATATTTTCTGCCCGTAAAATTAAAGACGAGAGGACTGTTTCGTCGCTCTCGCCTGTCAACAATTTAAGTTTTCCAAGTTCCATAAGACCTCCTAATCTAAAGGAGTCGTCTCGTCTCCTTGTGCTTCGGTTTCTTCTTCGTCAATGACTTCAACCACATCTGCGATATCGACCGAGAACCCTTCTTCAAGATTGTGAGACAGTTCGTCAAAGCGTTCTTCTGTCATTTCAAAGATTTCATTCTCTTGTCGAACCACATTCGCTTGCCAATCATTGAACGCTTGCTTAGCTCTGACTTTCATAGGTCAGACCTCGTTATTTAACCTTCCAGTTAGCTGAGTCAGAATCTGGTTTGTTGGTTGAGTTAGTGATGTCTTGGATAGCAACATAGACTTTTTCTTCATGAGTCACTGTGTCACCTTTTTTGTAATCTGAACCAGACTTCCATGCTTTCGCACGATTCACTGTCTTACCTTGAGCTGACTCTTTAGCAGCAGGTTTAGCATTTGCAATTGTGATGATGTATTTTTGGAAATGTTCAAGAACATAAGCTCCAGTGTAAAGCAATTGCTCTACCAATTCACCAAATCGACCAGGCACGTTGTCGTTGTACTTAGTGTTGTCAATCTGAATTGGAGATGTCACAACACCAGGTGCTGCTGCAAGGGCGTGTACATTTGGCAAGAATTTAGAAGGTACTTTGTAGACTGTGTAGTCATCCAACTCACCAACATATCCTTTACCAAGAACTTTCTTGTCTGCGTCACCTTGTGGCAAACGAACGATTTCAGATTTGATAGCCTTGTAGAAGCTTGGAGTAACAAAGAGCAAACGTTCTTTAGTAATTCCAAGCTCATCCAATTTTTCAGAAACGTCAAGAACTGCATTGTAAGCGTTGTTTGCGCCTGCTGTGTTACCCATAACAACATTTTCGCTTACATTACCAAGTGCTGCATCAAAACGAAGTTTGTCAAGGTATGGAGCTACAACTTCAGCAGCTTGACGAGCGATTACATATTCGATATTTACTTGACCGTTTGAGTCACGTTCGTCCAACTTGTCAACGAAACGGCCCCAGTATTTTTCTTCATCAAGAGTGTAGACCTTTTCTTCAGTTTCAACGTAATCAAATTCGTTTTCTTGGTTACGTTTGTAGTCTTTAAGACCAGTTGTGTTTCCTGTTGCAACAGTGAATGAGCGACCGTCAAGAGTTACTGCTTCACTTGGTGTCAAGAGCGGTGTTGCGTATGAATTTACTGCAAGTACATCTTCAATAATTCCAAGATGGCGCTTGCGTGATTCTGCTGTGTTAATTGATTCAAATGCCATTTATATTTACCTCATTTTTTTATTTTTTTAGTGCAAAAAGTCTTTTTTCCATTTTTCTACAACTTCTTGCTGATTTGTTGGCGCAGTCTTAATAGGTGAGCTACCCTTCATGCGGTCGGATACACCTTTCTGTACTGCATCCTCCCATGTCTTCTGAATACTTGCGACTGATTCAGTCACAGCTTCAGCGTTTGACAAATCAACCACGGATACTAATTCAACTGGTAAGCCACGTTCACTTAACATTGCTTTAGCTTCTGCAGTTAATTCTTTACGAGCAATCGCTTGTTCACGGTTAGCCAATTCTTGCTCACGCTGATCCAACTGATATTTCTGTTTCTCGTCAGCGTTCATCTTGGCAAGTTTTTTAGCTTCGTTTTCCTTGGCTTCTTGCTCTGATTTCCACTTAGCAAACTTCTTATCGATGATGGCATCGACTTCTGCATCTGTGTACTTCTTCTCGTCTTGCGGTTGGGTTTCGATAGTAGGTTCTGCAGGTACCCCTTGAGCTTCAACCGTTTCGACTGTTTGTGTTTCTTCGTTCATTACGAACCTCCTATTTTTAAAGTCGTCCCCGACTATGTAATTCCATGGCTTTTTACGTCTTCAATGCTTGGACAATATAAAAACCGCATCAATTCTGACACGGTTAAGCAACGATATACAATAGCAGTCTATTCCTGCCAGTCAAGATGTCGGATCACCTACTTTCTGTTTTTGAGCTCTTTGTTTAAATTTTTTATAAACAAAAAGATAAAAGATACCAGTAGTAGGAATACTAACCAACCTAGTGCTATTAGCACCCATTCCCAAATGAACATGTTTTTTTACTCCTTTCTGATCATGAAAAAAGCACTTAGATTTCTCTAGGTGTTTAATAATATAATTGCAACAACGTGTCAAAATCATCTTCGAAAACATTTTGACTATTTTGTTTTATTTGGTCGATTATTTTATCTTTTGTTTCTCTATCCAAAGGTAGTGTTTCGAAGGCTTCTTCTTTCACTAAGAATTCACCATTTTCTCCCTGGAATTCTTTTGTGATTTTTCTAACCTGGCTCTCGAAGTCGATAGATTGAAGTGCTTCGTCGTCAATGTTATCTTCGATTGCATCTAGCAACAAACTAATTGAAATTTTAATCATCTTTAAGCACTCCTAACTTACTGCGGTTATATACAACTGTATACAACCCATCATTATGTATCGCTTTAAAACCATCATAACCATGCAGGACAGCGAAAACATCTGCATTAGAGTCATTTATTCCTATCTGACTCATCAAAAAATAGTAATATTCATATAATTCATTATCATCGTCTAAATTTTCCAACCAAGTTCGCTTTTCTTTTTTATAAAGTTCGTCAGTTAAAAATTTAAAATCAGAAGGGTCATAAAAAGCTTGGATTAGCAATGGATTTGTTCCTTTATTAGCATATCTCTCAGCAACGAAATGACTTCCGAAATACAAACCGCGACCATGTGCGGATTTTGCTCTACCACTTAGATCTAGTTTCCCGTTTCTGAAATTATCCTTTAAAGTTTTTGAATTTATTTCTCCAGATTCACTGTCACTTACACCGCGGTATATAGTCTCCAATCCAACAATATCGTTGTCATTAAGAATATTCGGTTTCTTATCATAACCAACTCGTTTATATAAAAAATTTATAAATTTAGACTTCTCATCATCATACGGATTGGAACGATCTGTCAATTTTTTATTTGCGAATAATTCTAAAATATTTTTACCAGTTTCTTTTTTCGTAGTCTTCCGAAACTTCCTTCAATCTTTTAGATATGTTTAATATTCTTTCTTTGTCACCTATATTATCCTCCGTTAATGGATAAAAGTCAAATCTTTTTATATTTTCCTTTGGTTTCTCGGCGCTCTCCTCTTTTCTATCTTTTGCAACGTATTTATCATACCACTCTTTATAAGACATATCAGCAGGAACGTACTCGACTTTGCCCGTCTCGGGATTTCTAGCTCTGCGCTCTAGTTTGCTGTAGTCAATATCGTCATCGTGTGCGATAGTCGTAGACCTACACCAAGGGTGCAGAGGTGGATAGTTCACACCAGGAACAGCCTTGTCCGTGTCATAAACCTTGTTGTCGTGTTCTTGACAAATCTTAGACGTCCGCCTGTCCAATACTGCCACAAATTTATACTTCGTGATTTCAGCATCTTCATAGCTGAGCAGTTCCATCTGATTGTGAAAGAACGCTGACTCGGTACGAACCAAGCGTCTAGCTTTGTTCTGTCCAACTTCAAATCGTTCAGCGATTGCTTGAGATGTATCTCTTACGCTTCGACCAGTCATGAGACTGACTAGGAGCTCATCCTTCACGCTTGAAGCAAGCGCCCCAGTATTTGACCATATTCTGTCCGAATAGGCCTCTCCCGTCCATTTTAGACCTTGTAGACGTTTAATTTCTGTTTCAGGTAAGTCGGAGAAGTTATAAGCGAGTCCTGTTTGCTGCTGCAAGTCAAAGGTAGCCTTGTAGTAGCTATCCTTCATCAAGTCGCTATAAAAGGCATCTGAGCCTTGTTTTTCAGAAAGGTAGATAGAACTACGCATACGGTCTAAATCGTCGCTCAAACGCTCTAAACGCTTCATGCGATAAGCGTAAGCTGGACTGTCTAAATCAGCGAGCAATCGTTGAATATTCGGGTCATTTGGTCTAGCTTCGAGAACCTTACGAAGTTCATTCAGGCCTTTCTGATCCTTCATGGTTTTTAAAACCTGCCGTGCTACATTCTCGCTCAAACCATAATCACGTTGAAATTTGTCAAAGACCTTGTTGATTTGTTTATCTAGATAGGCTTTTGATTGTCTGTAGATATCGTCAAACTTGTCCGCTTGCTTCTCAGCTTTATCCATCTGCTCATAGATGAGATTAGCCTTCCTCTTCGCCCAGTACTCCTCGTTCTTCATCTGTCACCTCTTCGTCTGGCTTCGTGTTGGCCTGATTAAAGAATGGCACACGTTCCATATTTTTCTCTTTCTCTTCTTCGAGTTCTTCCAACTCAGCGTCAGGGTCTTCAACGAATGGCAAGAGAGAAATAAGCTGACGAAGTGAAACCTTACCGTCAAGGTTATTGATAACCTGTGACAACTCAAGCAAGTTCTTAGGCAATCCACGACTAAATTGTGGCACGATTGAATGCGCCTCAAGAGCAATCTGTTGCATGCCTAGGTAATGAGCAAAGATAGCAATCCGCTGACGGATACCACGCTTGTAGTTTGCCTCTTTGGTCTTAGTAATCATCTCAAGACCTAGTAGCTTGAATTCCATGGCAACACCTGAACTATTACCTGCGAAGTTCTCATCTGTCAGATTCGGTACGTGACTGAATGTGTAGATGTCCTCTTTCAACGATTTACGCAAGATTTCAGTAGCGCTTTCGTCCAGCATATTTTTTAAGAAGTCAGCTTTGGCATCCATTGGAAGCTCCAAAAGCCCTTCTTCATTGAGGATAGACATAGCTTTGTGGGTTTCTTCAGGCGTGTCTCCTAATTGCGCTCCGTACAAAACAAGGATAGACTCGATCGCTTGCTCCTTGTCATTAACACGGTTACCCATCAAAGAATTATAAGCATCAATCAAGCTGATTTGTTGCTCGTAGTCACCAATTGCAAAGTTGTTATTTCGATATTCAATGATAGGAACCTGACCAAGATTATGCGGTTCTACTTGTTCGTTTCGTGTGGTACCCATACTCGAATCACGCAGCACGATGTGATAGTGAAGATTCTGTGTGAAAACTTCCGCTTGATACTTAGTAGCATCCTTAGAATCATCTTTTATCTCGTAGTAGTACACCGCAAAGAGAACTTTGCGTTCAATACTATCGTCGTAAACTAAGAACACATTCTCAGGGTCTATACTAGTTGAATCAAGTTCTGTCAATCCTTCCTTGGCGTAGATGTACTCATAAGCACGACCGTAGATGGACATGTTCAAAGCGTTCTGTGTGTCTACTTGGTCAATTTCAGCACCATCGAATGCCACAAGTAAAGACTCGATATCACTGTCTGCAGTATTGTTATACTTGACGGCATTACCCATAAAATAACCTGTGGCAGTGTCGGCAATATCCTTGGCGTGATTTGCTACCGTCCTGAAGTTCGGGGCGTTCTTATTCCGCCTTTCATGTTTCAAGATAGCATGATCACCCATGTAGTAGTTTTTTAGCTTCTTCAATCGTTGGCGTTCTTGAGTGTGTTTTTGAATCAGCTTGTAAATCAATTCCTTGTTTAAAGCTGTTTCGTCATATCCTTCTCGTGGATAAGTTAAAATCTGATACATTTAATTCCTTTCTATAAGCCGTAAAGAGATTTTCTCTTAACTATTGCTTTTGGTTGTGAATGGTGAGAATAAATCGCATAGCGTAACGCATCCAGTACGTCGTCATTTTCTTTGATTGGCTCGCCTGTCTTTTCATTCCAGATATACTGGTAAACCTCATCTTTGAACTTGCTAACCTTATCTGATACAACAAAAAATCGCCCTGACTTCATGAACTTAGCGACTTCTTCAATTCCTGATAAGACCGCTTTGTTTGCGTTGAACGTTTTGATTTGTTCCCTTTGAAACCTAGCTACGTGTTCAGGTCGTGCGCTATCCGCCCAAAACGTGATGTTCCCATAACGTCTTTTTATGTCTTTAGCTACGTCCACCCAAAAATCGATCTCTTGATGTTGATATGCGTGTTCCTCTAAGAGATAAACCGAACCGTCCGAGGTTTCTCCGATAACCACGATAGAACCGTAGTGTTCATAACCCCAGTCGACACCAGCGTATACTTTTGCGATGTCTTCTGGTACATTATCCACAAACATACTCTCGCTAAAATCACGATAGACTACACCTTCACCAGTTACCCACAGCCCGAGGATGTCTCTGTCGTAAAATACACCCGCTGGCGTAGCATTCTTGATATTCTCACGGTATCTATCAGACATGAATGTATTATCATCTAGCTTGAAATGAAAGTCTATGATCATATCGTCCTCAGAGTTTATATAATCCCGTCTGAGCCAATGTGTCGGGATATCAGGGTTGCTGTCCCAAATGATCCGTGCACCTTCTCCTGAACAACGAGAGATAATCTCTTTAAATACTTGTTCGTTAGCTAATGACGCCTCATTTATGTAAGCTCCAAAGGCAGTAAAACCACGGGCGCGTTTTAAACCAGAAATTGAACCTGTATAGACTTGGACGACCTTGACACCACAAAGAGTGAAGGCACCGTGTTTATCGTATTTAAGTTCAATATCGAACATGTTATAAAGCTCTTGGATGATATTGTTTTGTATCGATGTCGAAGATGTTCCAGCTAATATATACATCGGTTCATCAATATTCAACCTATCCGCTGTCTCTCGAACCCGTGCAATCTCATTCATAAAGACAATGTTATCTAAAACAGTCTTACCTGAACGTTTCGCACCATGCAGACCACAAATAAAAAAATCATCTTTCAAAACTCGTCTAAGGACTTGCTCTTGTTTCGGAGTGAACTTATTCATCATCAAAAGCACCTCTTAAAGCTTTGGCAAATTCAATTAATTTGTCATCTTGTTCATCATCTACGCCAATTTGTGATTTAAGTTTTTCAATTCGTAGTTTTTGCTCTTCAGTAACTAAACTTGAACGAGCTAACTCATCATAAGCTTTAATCATATTCCTTAATTCAGCTTGAGTTCTCGCAATAGCGTTTAAAGCACTCGCTTGCTTATCCCAAGCGGTGTGGTATTCGTAACTAGTTACATCCGCTCCGTCGCTCGATATCAAAGCAGTGAGATCTTCTTTATCAGATACAAACATTATCCTTTGAGAGTGTAGTAAGTTTGCATAGGTTAACTGAATATTCTCCCAAAGAATATCAATCGGTTGTTTATCTGCCAATTGCTCATATATCTCATGCACTCCTTGTGGTAGATACTTCGCAAACAGACCGTGTTTGAGGGCGTTTTGCGAACCTTTAGGTGCTCCATGACCAATTGCATTCTTATTTCCAATAGGTGCACCTCTTGGCTTTTTGGGTGCACCCTTTTTTGTACGTGTCCAATTATGTCTGCGTTGCCATGATTTGACAGTATTAATTGAGACATCATGCTTGGTAGCGATGTCTTTATACTTCATACCTGATTCATAATCTTTACGTGCTAGTTCGCTTTTTTCCATACCCTCCTCCCTGCTTTGTTTATTTTGAAAATCAAAAAGCCACTCAATGAGTGACTTAACGAGAGGCGACTACTAACCTCTATCAGAATCAATAGTATATTGTTACCTTTTCTTTTTTATTTTGTTGTAGTCATTTACAACCCCTAGTGGAATCAAACCACCTAGCTTATAACTTACCTAGGATATAAGTAGCCATGCAATCATGCAGGGTCCAGTCGCTACTGCCGACCATTTATAAGTTAAAGACGGCGCTCGGAATCGAACCGAGATACAAAAAAACTTGGAGAGCTTACCATTTTAAAAATTAAAGAGATTATAAAACCTTTCGTCGCCATAAAGGGCATCATGCCCTTCAGTAAAAAATATATAGGAGCCTATCAGCCTCTTGCTGACAATATCATAATACCACTTAATTAGTGCCATTTAGTGCCATTAGTGCCATTTTTTGAGAGCGCTTCTTCTTACTCGTTTAATGGTACTTCGACCACACCTTAATTGTATCCGGACTTCATCCCAAGACAATCCGTCGATATATAGCAATCGCATGACCATATTCTCAATTGGATCTTCAAGGCTCTCAATCCACTTAGTTAGTTCTTGTTGTTCTTTATAGATCTCTTCGATTTTTTTATAGAGCTCATTCACCCTATCAATGACTTTGATATTCATATCTTCAGTCCGATTATCATTCGTAGGTGATTTAGGCATACCGTCGAATGATTGCCCTTTGAGTGTTCCAGAACTGAGACCGATAATTTCACGATGTAAGGACTTGATTTTAATATTCGTATAAGGTAGTCGCTTCAAGCGTTTCTCAATATCAATCAAATAACTTCCTCCTTGAACAATTCTTCACGATTTATTTCAGGTTTCATCACTCCACCTCCTCAATCTTTATTATTTTTTTTATTTTCTTTAAAAAACTTGTAAAAAATTACTGACCAATATGAAGTCCACATAAGGTATGATAATGATTGAAGGAATTGTTCAACTGTCATTCTGTTACCTCCTCAATCTCAATCCCCTCGCAATCGAACACCCAGCCGAAGTTGGCTTCTTCTAATTCTTTTCGGGTGAACTTTGTATCATAAAGCGAGTTTTCTTCACGGTCTGAGAAAAGCCATTTGTTTGAATGTTTCTCACGGTTCAAAGTTTCGTGATTTCCACAAACACCTTTCACTTTCACCCGATACCTCTTTTCTTCCTCTACCTCATAGCCGTCCAGCCATGCACGAGCGAAGGTTTCGATATTCTTTTCATAAAACCACTCAGGTACTCTCTTATCGTGATGATCTTCAATCACTCTCATCGCTCCATAAACATGAAAATTGTTTTCCTTTTTAAATTCTATATAATCAGCCACAAACTGCGGAACTTTGGCTTTTTCGGGTTCGTCTAGTTGGTCCAAATCTTGTAGAAAAATTTGACGTGCAGTTTCTGCTCCTGGAGCGCTCCATACACCTTCGAGTCTTTTATACTTTTCAATCAATTCCTGTTTATTCATCTTCAAACTCCAAAAGTTCTGGGTTTTCGTAGACGTTGCCGATGATTTCTCTATCGCTAGCCACATTACACAATCGTTCAAAATTATTGTATCGAATCAAGCTATTTACAAACATTCCTAAATCTTCTCTGTATTCGATAAATCCATTCAACAAACCATCTTTTGTGCCCAAAATATCTTTCTCATATATCTCCCGTAAATTTTTGTCAAACATCCCTGTGAAACGTCCTACTGATTCTATATTTACAGGACACCAAGAACCTATTGTAATGTATTGTTCATTGGCTTCTACCACTTCGTTGATAATAAATGCTCTTCCTCTATCTTCGATTAAATGTCCGTATTGCCATTCTCCTTTGCTATTTTCGTCAATGGATAAACCTCTAAATTTTGGTATCATCTGGTAAATCCTCCTCTTTGATAAATACTCCGTCAATCATTTTCCCTTTTCGGTCTTTAATAGCATCATACGCAATCTGTAAGCAACTTTCTGCATTAGTTCCATTAAAGAATGAAACAGAATTAATTACGCTATCAAGAAACATGATATCTGACTTAATTAAAGGAGTTTGCGTTTCGTTATGACAAACATGAGAGTACAATTTTTGAGAAATATTGCCCAGGCTTGAAACCATCAGCAATAATTCAAGTTCTTGTTCATTAGCTGAAATTTTAGCACCATTCTTGATCTGTTGCTCAAGTCCAATCAATACTACCTGGATATCACCAAGAGCATCATAGATCAGTTCAGATTTATCCTTTGCGATGCCTTCGAACAATTCACCTGATTCTTCCATGAGCTTTAAGAATTGCTTGACTGGATTTGCTTCATGTAGATTTCTATCTACAAACCATTGCTGGACTTTTTGTTCTAAATCTTTTTGATTCATAATTTTACCTCTTCTCCAATTTCCGTATTATTGTATCTATCCTCACTCACCACAAACACGTTCCCGTTAACTGTGATAGTGTACAACTTTCCGATTTTCTTCTTAGCTTCCACCTTGCCAGTAATGACATACTTACTATCAGCACGATAGACTAGCAAGGTTTTTTGTTGCATGAATAGTAAGCAAGTAGCGACAAGCGCCCAGGCAAGAAGAAATCGAATTAGTGTGTCTTTCATTCTGCATCTTCCTTGTAATTTTTAAAAATGAAACCAACTCCATACATCAACAAGTAACTTTGGAGTCTTACAAAGTCTTCAATCAATTCCGCTTCTTGCATATCGCATTCAGCGACTTCATTTAAAAAATATTCTATGTCATCATGTTGTACACTGCCGTACTCTGTTCTTGTGTGATTCATTTCAAATTCGTAACCATCTACATCAATTATGTAATGAATGCCATCTGCTGAATTTTCGTATCTGTAATCCTTGATAATCATCACTCCACCTCCTCAATCTCAATACCCTCACAAGAGAATACCCAGCCAAAGCCAGCTTCTTCTAGTTGTTTTCGGGTAAACTTAGTTTTAAATCGATACCACTCACCGCACCAAAACATTTTTCCATCTTCTTCGCACAATATCTGAGCATGGTTTTTATAATTTCTCGCTTTTGGCATGGAAATGCGATACCGCTTCTCTTTCTCGATCTCGTAACCGAAAAGTATAGCTCTTATCAATCTTTTTCTGTTTTCTAAATCCCGAAATCCCTCACTCAAGCCTTTAAGTTCTGTGTCAAAACCATCCGTTAAATAATAACAAAAACCTGTTCTTGAAACATAATATAAAGCCTTTGTAACATCAATCTCACATCTAAAATTAAATGTTTTAAGGAATTTTGCTTCTTCTTCAGATACTACAACTTTTTCTGGTTCGATTGATTTGTAGATAAAGTTATCTTCTATATCCACGATATCTCCATTTATCAGTTGGATTTGCTTCCCTCTATTTTCCAAGGTGTCAGCAAAGGAGCCAACTACATACCCCTCAATATAAACTTTCTCGTTATTCATCTTCCAACTCCTTTAACTGCTCTTCCATTTTCTTTTGTTGCTTCTTCAGGAACTCACGATGCGCAGTCCGTCCTTGTGCGAACTTGCCATTGCATTTTGTAGAATATTTCTCGATCTCTTCCTTAGTTTTCTCAATCGAGTGTTTTAATCCTTCAATTACTGTTTGTTTGCTATATTTCATAATCTAACCTGCTTGTTTTTCTAGCCAGTTAAAGAGCAAGCCGAATTGTTCCATCACCAGCTCATCATCATTGTATTGTTTGCAAATTTCTCCGATTGACGACACCGCCCATTGCCAATAAGCATCGGTTCCAAATCCGACCTCTTGGCTTTTCTGATTGCTGTGTGCCATCCATTCCGGAATTTGTCTGCTAAAGAAATCAATGTAATCAATCTTCATTTCAATTCCTCAACTTTGATATAGATCCCGACTGTGTCTGCCCAGAACTTTTCGACAATCTCACTGGCCACCTGGGCATCATCTTGCCAATAACCAAGTTTAGTCATGCAATCTTTGAGTAACTTCTGTAAATTGTCCGTGTCTGGCTTTGTAGTCTTGTACTGCCCATCGTAGCTTTTTTTGATACGAGGGAAGCACCACTTAACCGTCAGACGAATCGCTCCTTTGATTTTATTCGGAGGCACATGCTGCGCAAGCAAGCTCTCAAATTTCATTCTGGCATTTTTCAAATCAGCCGGCTCATAAAAGATTGGCTTTCCAAATTGGACATTTACCTTTTTTTGCTGATGGGTAGTTGTCGGAATTTTTTGCATCGGTAAAAAGAATTCAATCATCATAGTCTACACCTTTCCACTGACCAGTTTCAGGATTATAGACGATGTAGCCAGCTGTTTTTAGTTGGTCTTTTACCCAATTTAAAAGAGTTGGCTGAGTTGCAACCCATTTCAAAACTTCAGAATCGGAATACCAAAAATCTTGCCCCGGCAACGTGTGATAAAGCGGTGGCATTTTTTTGCCTATTTCCAAATTCACTGAATACTTTTTCTTTCGACGGACCATTTTTATTTTTCCTTTCTTTTTTTATACGCGCCTAAGTTCAGAGTGAAGGACAGGGTTACAGGGTTACAGGGGGCGTAGCTCAATCGCCCCTGTTCCTGTACCTGTTCTTCTGAACTCTCAGGGACATTTTCCTAAATATCTCTCCTCAAGGAGGGAGATATTCTGTCCCTCATTTTGTCCCTAGGGACATTTCGATTATTTGTCCCTCGAAAGACAGGGACATTTCGAATTTTGTCCATCGATTTGTCTATCGATTTGTCCATGTCCCTATTTTTGTCCCTCGTCATTTTTAGGCGAAATTTCCTTGTTTTTAATTGTGAATTTACCATTATTTTTTATCCATCGGCGAACAGTTTTTTCACTCACTTGTCTAGATTCTGTTGAAAAATATTCTACGAGATCGTCTATTGTAACTGGATTGATTCCATCATAGATTGAGTAAATAGCGCTTTCGACTTTTTCGCTCTTATCCTCTTTCGTATCTTTTTTATCAAAGTTCTTTTTCCAAGGCGAGTTGTTTCCGTTCACATCTTCCAATTGAATATCCGCCAATACGCCTGATTCATCAAGTGCATGTACTGGATAGCTGAACCACATGTTCACCGGCTTGAATTTGGCAAACTCACGAAGCGTACCTTCTACACGCCACGCAGTCGCTATCTGAATTTGTTTGCGTACCTCTTCTACTTTGTCCACGTACGGAGCTCGAACCATGACATCATCGATACCTTTTTCAAAGTGCGTTCTCATCTGCGCAGGGCTCAAGAGGTCATCTAGTCCGACATTCTGTTGGTAATAAGCGTTATTTCGTTCTTGTAAAGCCTGCTTGTAAACCTCGCACGTCGCTTGGTTCAAACGCTGCGTCAATAATTCTTCTGACACTTCCAACTCTACTAAGTCAATAAGTGCGTCAGGATCTCGAGCAAATACACCTGAACCACTAGCGCGGTCCATAGACTTCTTGCCGCCTTGAGAACCTTTTGAGTGGTGATGGCAGTAGATGACCGAGCAACCAAGTTCTGTAGCCACTTTATCAAATTGATTGGTAAAGTGTGCCATCTGATCTGCACTGTTCTCGTCACCAGTCAACACTTTGTAAATCGGGTCGATGATGACTGCGATGTAGTTCTTTTTCAAAGCTCGGCGGATGAGCTTAGGCGCTAACTTATCCATTGGTACGGTCTTCCCACGAAGATTCCAGATATCGATGTTGTTGATATTTTGCGGTGCCAATCCCATAGCTTGATAGACATCTCGGAAACGATGTAGGGCAGATGGTCGGTCTAACTCCAGATTGACGTATAGCACACGCCCTTGGGTACAATCCCAACCGAGCCACTTATTCCCTTCAGCAATCGCGATTGACATCTCAATTAAAGCAAATGACTTCCCGGCTTTAGACGGTCCAGCAATCAGCATCTTGTGACCTTGACGAAGGACACCTTTAATTAACTCAGGAGCTAACTCCGGCAAATTATCCCAGCTATCTGAAAGAGACTCGGGATCAGGTAAATCATCGTTCAAGTCTTCGATGTATTGATACCATTCATCCCAGTCAGCCTTACCAATATTTGTGTCCACTAAGAATTGCTTCTGCCCATTGCGGATAAAACCTGGCATGCGTGATAACCTACTTGGATTTCGGTTCTGCGTATCGACGATGATTCCGTTCTTCTGACAAATCTTATAAAGATAATCGACACGATTACGATACTCTTCGTAATTCTTAGCATCTACCTTAACGATAGCATGCAGCGACTTATTTCCACTGTGGACTAAAGCGACAATCGGTAATTCAAGTTCTTTATAGATTGCATTTTGCTTATCGATTGGCATGCTGTCAGATTCAACCAGGGCATATCTGAAATCTGTCACGTTTTCGTTTTTAGCACCCTTGCCATCCATGGGATTAAAACGAACCCATGCACCAGCTTCTTCATGGTAATCACCGAGGACAGCTCCGATATCGCCATTACATTTACTAAGAGCTTCAATCAATTGCCCAGCAGTACGGTCATAAGCTCCCTTAGTTGGCAGCCATTTGACAATCTCACCTGTTTCATCGTCAGTCTTCGGATAACATTCGGTGACGTAGCCAACATTTTCGCTAGCTTCAAAGAGTGTTTCAAGGTATTTGATAATTTCCTGAACTGGATTCCAGACTGTCGGTTCGTGGATTTCTTTCCCTTCAATCCAGTCTTTATCAATGACACGATAATCACGGTCAATTGTATCTGTCCAACCTAACTCATGAGCATTCTCACTATCATAGCCGGATTGCGACACCCAACCGTTTTCTTTTGCTAACTGGGTAATCGTGGCACCTGTTACAATAGTTCCTGCTTCTTCGTTGAAAGTATCCCATTTATTGAAGCATTCGAATTTCTTGTACCGGCTATCATTTTGCGACCAATTATCCCAATCAGATGCCGTGTATCCTTCGTGTTTAAGAGCCATACCAATATTGACCCATGTTTGATAGTCTACCGTGGCAGGATTGATGTAATCCAGCAACGGCAATAAGTTAAAATCATTCTCTGCCACTGTTTTCTCCTTCATTAATTTGGCACATATTCAGCCGGTCGAACGCCTGCAGGTAATCTCCATCCATTAGCAGCAATGCGATCAATCATATTTCGAGCGTGGTCAAATTGCCACATACCGACATCTTTGAAGCCACGGCCTTCCAGGAAACGGATTTGCTTTGGTGTGGTCAAGCCTTCTGATTGCCGTTTGTGCAATCTATCCAGTAAGAGATTAGCTTTCCCTGCATTACCCACTTCGTCAGTAAAGATGCCATATTTTTCAAGCGCTTTGATTTGTTTATCGCTAGGAGGTGCCATCTCCCATCCAAAGTTTGGCACGTAGTTCGACAAGTCTTCTGCGTGGATAGACATTTCGAATTGTAATGGATCTACTAGCTTGCGCTTACGCTTACGCATTTCTTCTAATTGTTTAGCTAAGGCTTCCTCACGTTGAGCGACTACGTCTTCTGCTGCCTTCACTTCCATATCTTCAAGGTCAAGCATGACTCCGGTTTGCTCTTCCATATTCTCAACCATTTTCTGAGCGACTTCTGGAGTCTCACAGATTAAGTGAGCTGGCCGGCATAGTTCGTGGCGTTCCGTGTGCCAGAGGAAGTCTAGCAAAAGCAGTTCTTCTTTCCCTGGATGCAAACGAGTCCCACGCCCTACCATCTGACTATACAAAGCTCGCACCTTAGTAGGTCGTAATACTACCACGCAGTCTACTGACGGGCAGTCCCAACCTTCCGTCAATAACATCGAATTACAAAGCACATTGTAACGGTCATTCTCGAAGTCTTCTAAAATCTCTGCGCGATCCTTGGACTCTCCATTGACTTCAGCAGCACGAAAACCTTTTGCGTTCAGGATGTCGCGAAACTTCTGCGAGGTCTTTACCAAAGGTAAGAACACGACTGTCTTGCGGTCTGCACATTGTTTGACCATTTCGTCTGCTATCTGTTCCAGGTATGGGTCCAGTGCCGTTCCAACATCACTTGCCTTAAAATCGCCTGCTGACATGCTGACATTTGATAAATCTAAGCTAAGCGGGATTGTCAAAGCCTTGATTTTTGATAGGTACCCTTCTTGAATAGCCTGGACTAGTGAATACTCATAAGCTAAGCTATCGAAGTAAGAACCAAGATTCTTCATATCTCCACGGTCAGGCGTTGCAGTCACTCCCAATACATTCGACCGCTCAAAATAACCAAGTACACGTTGATAACCATCTGAAATAGCGTGATGGGCTTCGTCGACTACAATTGTATCGAACCAGTCGGGAGGGAATTGACTAAGTCGTTTTTCTCTCTGCATGGTCTGAACTGAGCCGACGACAACTCGATACCATGAACCGATAGAGGTATTTTCAGCTTTTTCTAAGGCTGTGCCAAGACCTGTCGCAGTCTTGAGCTTGTCGCTAGCTTGTTCCAAAAGTTCAGACCTATGAGCAAGGATAAGCACACGCTTGCCCTCTTTCACTTGGTCTTCAATGATTTTGGAAAAGACGATTGTCTTTCCACATCCAGTCGGTAATACTAAGAGCGTGCGCTTGCGACCTTTAGCCCATTCAGCCTGAACAGCTTCCTGTGCTTCCTGTTGATAAGGTCTTAATTGCATCCCTTACCTCCTAGAATTGTCCGGCTTGATATCCAGCTTGTCCTTGTGGTTGTCCAAAGTTCTGCTGCGTTTGTTGGTAGCTAGGTTGTGGCGCTTGTCCTACTTGTTGGTTCAATACCTTTGTATAGTCAACATCTTCAGCGTAGATCATGCCTTTAACTTCGTTGTACTTGTTGCCATTGTACTCACGAACTCCTACTTTACATACGCCGGTTCGTCCTACGATTGCATTCCAATCCATGCGCAATGGTTCGCCTTTACGTTTTTGGCCAATAGCACCAAAGAACGCTGATAACATACCTTCAGTTGAGCTATGCAAGAATAAGTTGTGGCGCAATTCTGTTTCGCCTTCGTTTGCAACGATTTGGATGTGAACAGTTGCCTTGTTACATGCTGGCAATTTACCTGGGTTCTGTGGATTTGGCGTGTGACGTCCACGATCGTAGCTCTTAACTGTGAAATTGTATAGGCCTTCAGGCAGCAAGGTGAATTCAGCGTCTTTTTGGATAGTGTCATTCCAGTCGTATTCGCGTTCAAAGTTGTTAAATTGTTGTTGTGTCATGTTGTTTTTCCTCTATTTTCTAAAATTTTTATTGTATTTTGCTATGATTTCTAATTCCCAAAACTTACACGGTAAAGGGCAATTCGGGATCTGCTCGAACTTGGTTTTGAATAACTTCCATAGTAGCCTGCCAGTGTGCGACAATCATATCCCAATAATCAGGAGGGAAGTTTTCAATCGGAGTTCCTAGTGGGAAGTGCCCACGGATGTATGCGACTTTTTGAAGTTCTTCTTCTGTCACGTTTTCTTGTGCCATAAGGTCAGTCAAACTCTTTGGCAAACTTGCGTGATATGAAGCGGGAGCACTCTCTGGCTCGTTAGGAGCTTCATTTTGAGGTACTTCGGCAACCGTCGACATATCGAGAGGCAATTCTTCTTGAATAGGTTCAGGAGCTTGTGGTACAGTCTGCTGAGGTTGTTCAACTTGCGGTTGTAGTGTTTGTTGTTGACCAGCAAAGATATGAGCAATCCCTGCGTAATTGAATGGCATTTCATCTGGCAAGCCGTGTCGGTTCTTCGCATCCCACGCCGGACGATGATTGGTATACATCACACGTTCACCGCCCTGGGCTTTCTTCTTACCGTTGTCAGTAGTCATGACTAAGGTCTTATAATTGGCAAACAGAACCATGTCCGCCCATTCCTTGACGAGTGGCGCCGTCTTAGAACCAGTCTTTTGACCAAGTTTCAATTCGTAGCGGTCATAAGAACCCATCTCGTCCGGTTGTTCAAATTTCTTGATTTGAGCGTGTGCAGTCAATACTACATTGATTCCCATATCAACTAGGTCGGATAAGGCATTTAAGAAACGCCCCATTTCTTCCTGGACGTAAGTGTAACCCTTGCCCCATCCGAAATCTTCAATTCCTTGTTTTCCATGTTGTGAGCATACGTGATCTACTGCCAATTGCTCTGCCCAGTCGACTGTATCAACGATGAGTGTTTTACATTCTGTTGGATTTGCCTTGATAAAAGCAATCTCATTGACCAGCATGGTCCAGCTTGTTGGCTTGTCAAGTCGTGCCACATCCATGTTATCTGTCGAACCTTCCGTATCAATAAACACTGGGTCTGGGAATTGACTCGCAAAGCTAGACTTTCCAATTCCTTCAGGTCCGTAGATAACTACCTTTTGAGCTCGCGCCCGTTTTCCTCTAGTAATTTGCATTTTTTAGTCCTCCGCGTCGTCTTTTAGCAAGCCTTTTAGAAGCTCTTTGATATATTTACGTTTCGCGTCTTCAATATCTTCGGTTAACTCTTCCGGTTCGTTGCCGTCTAGCGTTTTTAGTGTGTACTCTGCTTCGACGACTAAAATTTCACAATCGAGCGCGTTTGCTAATTTTTCAAAGTCTTCTTTTTGGTCTTCGATTGCCTTGAGTTCATTTTTTGCAGCTCGTCTAAGATCATCTGCATGTTCAACAGAATAAGCAAACGTTCCTTTTTTGCTTTTATAGTTGTTTACAAAAGTTCCTGTTTTTTTATTTCTTAATACTGCGAATTTGTCTGTGTGTTTCATGTTGTTTCCTTCTTTCTGTTTTTAGAATCCGCCTTGCCACCCTTGCGGTGTTTTAATTGTTTCGGGTGTGATGCTATAGCCATCTTCAATCAAGATGCTACATTCGTCTCCTGTTGAAACTCTTGTAGCGATAGCTTGCAAACCTTCTTGCTCAAGCCATGCTCCGAATTCTTCGAGTGTGATCTGGTCCATCTGCTCGAGCTTGTCAATAAGTACGAATCCACATTCAGGTTTGAGCTTGCGGACGATAGCCGTCGCGACTTGTAATTGTTGCGAACCGCTCATATTATCCCAGCGTTGACCAAGATACAAGAGTTCGCCATCTTCCACGGATAAGCCCGGAAGTGGTAAGTCCGCGTTTGTGAGCAAGTCTGTTTTTTGCTTGCGTATTGCTTCGATAACAAGGTCTAATTCGCGGTATTGTTCACGATATACTTTCGCGTCTTCTTCTGCCTTGTCTTTGTCAAAATTCGCTCGTACTTTCAAGTTAATTTGTTCAATATTCGCGATACTTTCTTCAATCTCTTGAGTAGATTCGTCAATCAAATCTTGCGTATCTTTGCGAGCGATATCTAAGTCTTGCGCGAGTGCTTGTTGTTTTTCTTGAGCTTCTTCGAGCATAGCTTCCAAGCGTTGCACGTCAGCAAGTGCGCCTTGATAGTCGTTTTCAATCTTCGCGAGGTTTTGGCGCTTACGAGCGTTCTCTCCATTCTTAGCAAGAATTTCTTGCTGCTGCTGAATTAGTTCAGCAATCGAAACAAGCTCTTTTGGCGCATCTGGGTAGTAAGGTTGCTCCTTTGCAAACTTTTCTTTTTGGTCAGCAATCACACCAATCGCATGACGTTCGTCATATTTGGCTTTCTCTTGCATTTCAAGTTCAGCAAGTTGTGGACCGACTCCGATAATTTGTAGTAAGGTTTTCGCTTTTTCTTTGCTGGTCTGCTCCATGAATTTTGGCAAGTTAATAGCTAACTCTTCCACGAAGCTATCAAGTAGGTTCTGACCGGCTTTGTTACCACTTGGATCAATCACTTTGAGGGTGCTATTCTTTCCGCTACGTTCTACAATCAATCCGTTTGATAGTGTGATTTTTAAGCTAGGTGGGATTGTGCTGCCTTCGCGTTGTGCTTGGCTAGGTTTATATTTGTTGCCACCCAATGCCCAAGCAATCGCATCTAGTACGCTTGTTTTCCCCTGGTTGTTATTTCCGCCAACAATTGTCAAACCAGTTGATGACGGCTCTAATTTGACCGCTTTAACGCGCTTGACGTTTTCGATTTCTAGTTTATTGATTGTTACCATTTTACTCTCCTTGCTTTTGCTTCTTCGATAGTCCGACAGGTGGTTGGGTATCGTATGTAAATTGCTTATCTGAGTTTCTCAGATTAATACGAGCGATTTCGCTTGCGATTAGTTGTCTGTTTTTCTTTTTAGATTCTGCTCGATCATCTAGCTCATTTACTAGTGCCCAGAGCAAAAAAAGCATTGTTGTTCCGAAATAGATATATTCAATCATTTTGTGTTCTCCTTTTCTTCATAGATTGCTACGATTTTTTCAAGATCTGAGATACGTTGATTTGCTTGCTGATATTTTTCTTGAAGGTCTATCAATTCCCTGTTCGTATCCAACGCAACCAATCGCCAGTCGGTGTTGACTTCGATTTTTGTTGTGTTGAAAAACCATTTTGTGATTTTGTCTAATAGCTTCATCCAACTGACCTCATTTTCTTGCTTTTTTCCATTTCTTTCTTCCAGTCCTGACTACCTCTGTATTGCAGGTATGCGTCAAACCCTTTAATTGTGACAAGTTGTCCATCATTTCTGAGATACTTCTGTTGGCTAGGTAGCTTCTTCATCTCTCGTCTCATGTCTCCAGCTTGTCGTTTTGAGCATCCAAAGATGTGTTCTAATTCTTCATCGTTGGCCGAAACCTTCTCAATGATCACATCCCTAATTCTCACAACTTCAATTGCTTCCATATTCGCTCCTTTCGTGATATAATTAAATTGAAAATTTTAGTAAGCGCCTGACTTCTCGTCAGGTGCTTTTTTGTTTAGGAATTTTACTTTCCATTGCCCTGAGCTCTATCTCATGGCTAACTTGTTTTAATAGCTTCTCACACGCTATTTTAGCTTCTCTGTATGTTGTATTCTCTCTGATAAAATAATCAGCGAGTTCTATGATCTTATCTTCCATTCAACCTCCTATATATCAGTCTTGAGACCGATGTGATTCCTCCTTGATTTGATATAATAACTTTTGACTAGGACCTCTCACTGTTTTAGTCAAAATTTCAATAGAAAGGAGAAAATCATGGATAATCTAACAAATGACGCTAAATTTTTATTAAGTTCAATGTACGCTAAGTATATTGAACGTCGCAAAGACGGTTCTTCTAAAGATAAGGCGACCTCGTTCGGAGACGTCCAGAATATCAAAGAAGAAATTATGCCTGAATGGTCTTTTGAAGATACACGATTTACTTGTTTCGAATTACGAAAACATGGTTATATAACTGGAGAACCAGCAGATAATCAACTTTGGTTTATTCATTTGACAACTGAAGCTATAGCAGAATTAGAAATCAGTTTCAAAGACAAACTTGATTCTGTTCTAAAATTTGCAGCAGATATAAAAGCAGCTATTCCCTTTTTATAAAGCCACCTTCAAATGATTGACTAATGGATATTTCTCTAAAGCATTTGCTATCCTCTCTTTGAAAAAGGTCGAGCCTAATAATTCCTTTTGGAATTTCTCCTCGATTCGTTTCCCAAAAAATTTGCAACCCTCGCAAACCTATTTTTTCATTTATAAAATCGACACCATTCAAAATAACATGAGGTGCTTTTGAATTTTTATCAATCTTAATTTCAAGACTTTTAATTGGAGTTATTTCGTGCATATTTTATCCTCTTTTTGTAAATTCTCAAGAAGACTAGTGTTTCTTAAAACTTTTTCAACTATTTCAGGGTCTACCTTTACAAAGGTGGACTCTTTTTTCCCACTGTACGGATATCTGTTTGGTTTCATGTTTGCTCCTTTCTAGTTTTTAGAATCTCTAATTCCAGCACTTCATAAAAATAGATCTTGGCAAAGTGTTTAGCGTTGTAATACTCAATGTATTCTCTAATTACTGCGCCATATCTACGACGGCTTGGGATTGTTAGTTCTATTATGAATTCACTCAAGTCTCCATTTGGACGCTCCTTGAACATTTTTACTGTCGCTGTTTTCATTGCTTTCTCCTTCCTATTAAACAGACCGTTCCACTTCGGGAACGTTGTCTTCAAAAAAAATTGTGATTTTTTCCATTGGTAGACCGAAAATCAAGGTCAGTTTTGCTAACTCGTCTGCACCAATAGAAACAATCCCGTTCTCACGTTTGGCGTATGGGGTGCGTGTATTCCATCCCATTTTTTCTGCTACTTCATCCTGAGTCATGCCACTGGCAATTCTCTCAGCTTTCAATCGTTTTAAATTGATCTCCATAGCGTACCTCCTTTTTCTTTTTATTTTAATCGTTCCCGTATTGGAACAAGTTCATTTTACTACTTTCGTTCCAAACTGTCAACACTTTTTCAAAAAAATATTAAAAAAATTTTTTATTGTGTTTCTGTTGTTTATTTTTGGGAACGATGATATAATGTAACTATAGAAAAAAGGGGGCGAAAAAAATGAGGAGCAACAATGAAATAATTAATCTTATTCAGGATCGAATAGATGAAAAAGGAATGTCGATGAGCGAATTAGCTAGACAGGTAGGAATTGCTAAATCTACAATGTCTAGATATTTCAATCGGACAAGGGAGTTCCCTCTTAATAAGACAGACGACTTCGCTAAGGCTTTAGGAATGACACCTGAATATTTGCTAGGTATTCAAAAAGTAAATAATATTGAACCTGAAATCCTAACCATCTTCAACCAACTAGACGAAGAAAGACAATCAAATGTAGTCGACTACGCTACAGTTCTATTAAATGAGCAAGTCAGCACGAAAGCAACCACTGTTTTAGAAAAGTATAGAACTGATGACTACATTATAGACTATGTAGAGGGATTGGTTGCAGCAGGCCATGGAACGTTTCAGGAAGATAATCTTCACATGGAAGTGAAACTCAGAACTGAAGATGTACCAGAAAACTATGACACAATCGCTAAAGTCGCAGGCGATAGCATGGAACCACTCATCGAAGATAACGACTTATTGTTTATTAAAGTTACCAGTCAAGTAGATATCAACTCAATTGGTATCTTCCAAATCAATGGAAAGAACTTCGTCAAGAAATTAAAAAGAGATTATGACGGTTCCTGGTATCTTCAAAGTCTAAATAGTGGGTACGAGGAAATCCACTTGTCAGAGAATGACGACATCCGAACAATCGGAGAGGTCGTTGACATTTACAAGGTTTAGACAAAACAAAAAAGCCCCACGCTCTCAAAACTTTGGCGAGTCTGAGCGTAAGGCAGCAGTATAGTAAAAGGCATTGAATGGCCTGTTTTACTATGCTTATTTTACCAAGAAATGAGGTGAAAAGCAAATGTGGATGGAAGAATTACCCAATGGAAAATATAAATTTTTTGAGCGTTACAAGGACCCGTACACTGAGAAATTAAAAAAAGTATCAGTCACTATGGAAAAGAAAACTTCCCAGGCACGAAATCAAGCAGCATTGCTCTTGCAAGAAAAGATAAAACAAAAGCTAAATACAAAGCAAGTAGAGAGTATTACCTTTGAAGAGATTTATAAGCTTTTCTATAAATCCTGGGAGCAAACAGTCAAAGAGTCAACAAAACACAATTGCAAGTCAATTGATAAGAAGATGAAGGAAGTCATACCGTCTGACACTTTATTGGCCAATCTGGACAGACGTTTTCTCCAAGAGGCTATCGATAAAGTAATCAAAACCAATGGGCATATAGCTGCTAAAAAAATTAGACACCGACTCAGAGGTATCTTCAAGTATGCCGTCCAATACTCCTACATCGAGAATAATGAAGTAGACTATACTACAATTCCTCAGAAACCGAAAACTTTAGAAGATCTAGAAAAAAAGCGTAACAACTTCCTTACCATGGATGAAATAAAAGCTCTAGTGAAAGTTCTAAACAGTCGAGAATACCACCAGAAATATGCAGATATGGTGATTGTTCTTGCTTTGACTGGTATGAGGTATGGAGAGTTATCTGCCTTGCAGCTAAAGAATATTGATTTCCAAAATAATAAAATCGAGATTACTGGTAATTTTGATTCTGTAAATAAAATCAAGACGCTACCAAAAACTACAAACTCAATACGGACAATCAAAGCTTCTAAAACTGTCATGGAAGCAATTCAAAGACAAATAGTACGTCTCAGCGAACGTTTTCAACCATTGACAAGCGATGATTATATTTTCTGTTTTGAAAAATGGAATCAACCTACAACGATAGCTTGTTTTATACATATATTAAAAAAATATAGTAAAGAAGCTGGAATAGACAAAAATTTAACCAGCCATATTTTTAGACACTCCCATATTTCGTTTCTAGCAGAGTCTGGACTTCCTATAAAATCAATTATGGACAGAGTTGGTCACTCAAACGCCAAAATGACTTTAGAAATCTACTCCCACACAACTCAAGACATGGAGGATAAACTGGTCAATAAATTAGATAGTATTTTTTAATTCTGCCCCTCGACTGCCCCTTTTATTATCCAAGATAACAACAAACCCCTTGAAATCATTGATAAATCAAGGGGTTGTTTTATATTGTTATAATTCATCTGCAATTTTATTTATCTTTCGCAATCTATGATTGACACCGCTTTTGGTAAGTGGATTTGTCAAACTGTCAGCCAATTGTTGAATAGAATAGTCTGGATGCTGGATACGCAGATGCGCTACTTCCTGCAAATCGACTGGTAGACTATCTAGACCAACAGTATCCATGATTTTACTGATATTGTTAATGGTTTTCATGCTTGCAGAAACCGTACGTGCAATATTAGCTGTCTCTGCATTATTAGCACGATTGAGATCATTTCGAGTTTCTCGGAGAATCTTGACCCCTTCAAAAGTATCACGCGCCTGCATGGCTCCCACCAAAATCAGGAAATCCATTATATCTTCTGCTCTTTGGAGATAGGTTACTGCTCCCTTTTTTCGTTCGATAACCTTAGCATCTAACAAGAACTGCTGCAAAAGCGAAGCAATCCCTTGCGCATGGTCCACATAGACGGAACTAATTTCTAACTGATACTTTCCTGACTCAGGATCCCGAATACTTCCATTTGCCAAAAAGGCTCCACAAAGGTATGCACGTCCAGCTTCCTCATCTCCTAAAATATCTGGATCAATCCCAGTCTCTAGACCAAAGAAAGAATCAGCCAAACGCAAATCTGCCAGTAATTCTTGGACTCGCTCATCCGTAAACACTGTATAAACACGATTTTTCCGAAGATTACTTCTCTGATGATGACGAATCTCCGACTTAATACCATAGAAGTGCAGGAAAGATTCATAGAGGTGACGAGCTAACTTAGCGTTTTCTGTAATGACGGATAATGTCAAACCAGAGCTAGATAAACCTACACTACCAGACATCTTGATAATTGCTGATAACTCATAGCGACTCAGATGGTGCTGACCTAGGATTTCTTCTTTTACTGCTACTGTGAAACTCATTTTCTCACCTGTATAATTCGCATCAACTCGTCCACGATTAGATCTCCATCATGGAAGGCTCCACCATTTTCCAAACGTAGGAAGTTTGATGAAATGACACGAGGTACTTGTTTGCGCAAACCATCAAAATCATGCTCAACCTGCACCAAATATTCATCAAAACGGTTGGTATCCATATAATCTCTCGGAACCTTTTCAATATTAACAAGAACGGTATCGATAAATGGACGGCCCAAATGACGATGTAAGACTTTTACGTGATCACTATCTGAGAAATGTTCTGTCTCTCCTCGCTGGGTCATGATGTTGCAGACATAGGCAATTTCTGCCTTGGTCTCAAGAAGTGCCTGTCCAATCTCCTCAATGACAATATTGGGCAAAATCGATGTAAAGAGGGAACCTGGTCCCAAGACAATCATATCACTCTCAAGAATAGTATTCACCACTCGACGGCTAGCCTGCGGTTTTTCATCGTCTAGAGTGTTGGTGACATAAACATGGTCAATCATGCCTGGATGGTCTGCAATGTGACTTTCTCCAGCTACTTCTGTTCAAT